GTCTTTTGTCTTGAATGCAGTGGCAGTTTTCTGCACGACTTTGTTTTCTTTGATGTCGTACGCGCGAACGGTGAACTGCGCGTTATTGTCTGCGAGTTCTTTGACAGTCTTCGGACCCGCATTGGTCTGGACTACCGTGTCACCTGTGACGCAAGGATTGGTTGAGATTGTCACGAAACCGTCCTCGGCGTAGAGGTCGGCGATTCCCTGTTTCGTCACAGTGTCCCAGAAGAGAGCGCCGGGCTCGGCAGAACTCCACGCCGCGTCGACAAATTTCTCCCAGACCTGGCGGGCGTTGACGACGCGCGTGACCTCGGCCTCTTCCGCGCTCTTCTCGACGGGCCAGCGAAGCGTGAAAGTCGTGTTCGCCTCGACGGCTCGCATAAATTCGTCGGTGAATCGGATAGAGACGTTCGCACCGGTGACCTTCTTGAGGTCGCGCTTGATGTCGATGAAGGTCTCGATCTCGGGATGGGCGCAGTTCGAAGTGTAGAATCCGTTCGCAAGAATTCTATGAGTGTCACGAACAGTGAAGTCGTAGGTCGTAGACTTTCCAGCGCGACTGATTCTCTTGACCTTCGATGTTGTCTTTGCAACGTTAGTGATTTCCACGGATTATCTCCTCAATCTTTGCAGCGCAAGACTGCCAGTTGTTATGAATGTCGTGTTCCCAAATCTCGAAATAGTTGTAGCCGTGACTTGTCGCTATTCTCTTTTTGATTGAGTCATCGAGACGTTTCATGACCTGATGATCACGAAGGGGTCGCTTTCCGTCTCCCCAGAAAAGAGGGTTGCCGTGCCAAAAGTCACCGTGAATTTCAAGAACTGCGTTCTGGTCTCTTAGTAAGAAATCGTATTGTCTTCCGCCAAGAATGAAACTGTATTTGAAATTTACTCCCAGCTCACGTAGAAGTTCGTCGATCTTCTTCTCGATTTTCGTTTTTTTGAAAACCTCTCTATGAAACTGCTGTCTGGTTGAGTTTCGAATTTTTTCGATTGTTTCTGGAGAGTAGATTCCTGTTTTTCCCTTATTCCAGGGACAATAACTTCTGTCTAGAAGGTCATCGTTGTTCTTTCGTGTTCTCAACCTCTTCTCTTTGATCGTCTGGTAGTTTTCTGACTTGCACCAGTGATTGTTCTTGACGGATTCGTTTCTCTGAAACAGTTTGGTCTTTCGACACTCTTCAGAACAGGTCCCGATCATTTTCTTCGATTTTTCGCAGGTCTCTCCACAGATCGCGCAAAGTCTAAGAGACTTTGCGCGTCTTTTTTCTTCTTGTATCTTCTCTCTCAGAACCTGAGCCTCGAGATCTCTTTGAGACTTTGAAGAGTGTTTTTCGACTACGATCTTCTTTCTTTCTATTCGAGCAGATTCCCAATTGGCGTTGAACTCTTCCTTGTTAAGAAAGATTTCGTGAAGTTTTTGACCCTTCGCATTGAGCGCGCGAATAAGACCAGAAGGAGAACTCATGTTGAATTCTCCGACTGTCTTACCAGAATACACAACTATTTGAGGAAGTTCAAAATAGAACTTGTCGAATGTCTCTTTATCGATTTTTAGTATGATCGCCATACTACATAAGTATCAACGCGCTTAGAAACTGACATCAAAGAACACCAATTCTTCAACATCGACGTCAACTTCTTTGATCGCCTTCAGATACTCTTCACCAGTCAGCGTGTTCTTGACAACAAACTTGTGATCAGCTGTGACCTTGATGACTTTACCGTTTTCGGCTTCGACTTCATAGATCTCGCTGTCTTCGAACTTCTGATAGGCGTCGATCTCCTTCCATCCTTCGTGAGTCCACACGCGACCCGTGTATTCGTTGTCCACTACGTCATCGATTCTCTTCCATCCATCTTCGGTAAGGACAAGAGTAGAACCCTCGAAACAGTGGATACTCAACATCAGGGCTCCGCGCCGACCGCCCTGTGCGACCTCGCGGGTGGAGTTGCTGAAGCGCTCCATAAAGATGCCGATGCCGTCGGTCGTGCGCGCAGCGTTGGTCGTCGGCATGCCCCGCGGACGGATGGTCGAGATGTCGAAGCCCACGCCCCCGCGGCGCTTCATAATCTGGACCTGTTCCTGATCGGTGAAGAGGATGCCCGCGTAGGAATCGTGGGGAGACTCGACGACGAAGCAGTTCGACAGCGACTGCAGCTGGTAGGGATTCCCAATACCCGACATAGGCGAGCCCTGGGGGACGACCTTCTTGAAGTCACGCAGGAGGTCGTAGATCTCTTCCTCGGAGAGGGGGTTCGGGTATTTCGCCTCGATGCGAGCAAACTCACGAGCGAGACGCCGGTGAATCTGGTCAGGGTGTGTCTCTACGACGGCGTCGGCCGTGTCGCGCAGGGCATACTTCCAGAAGACGTCAGGCGCGAGCTCGTCGCCGCCGAAATACTTCGAGAGTTCTGCCTGGACTTTCTGCTTGTCGAATTCCATTACTTTGCTCCCATAACTTGGTTCCACTTCTCTTTGATAAGACGCTTTCGATCGTTATCGTCCTGTTTCACAGCTTCCTGGAGCGTGAGCTCGTTCTCGTCTAGAACTGTGATTGTAGATCGAGCGGTGTCGATGTGAATGGGGAAAAGGATGCCGTCGCGACCTGCGCGATTCTTTGCCACGAAGAGACGCCCGATGCCCGTCGCCTTCTCTGCGGGCTTGCGAGAGAGCGAGACGACGACGTCTGCGACCATCGCCTTGCCGTAGGACTCGCTCATATTTTCGAGACCGACGACGTCGGAGTTCGAAGAGTCTCTGTTCGCCTGGGACGCTGTCCAGATCGGAATGTTCTTCTCCATCGCGAGGTTTCGAAGTTCCTCGTAGATGAGCTTGAGCTCGAGGCGCAGGGCGTCATACTCTCTCGTCGAGCGCATAATGTCCGCGTAGTCGATGAGCAGCATGTTGGGAGTGAAACCCTTCAGTGAGAGTTTCTCGAGGTGGTTGCGAATCGTGTTCACCGTCGCGGCGCCCGTCGGATACTCCTTGATGATGAGCTTGCCGAGTTCCATCTCCTTGTATTTCTCGAGGACCTCTTCCTTCGAGTCCTGAATTTCGTTGGAGGGGATGCCCGTCAGGTGAGAGTCGTAGCGAATGCCGACTGCCGTCTCTGTGAGCTCGAAGGTGTAGTGGACGACATTCTTGCCGCGCCGGAGCGCCTCTGCGCCGATGGAGACGAGGAAGTGACTCTTGCCGACGCCAGTGTTTGCCGCGACAACGCCGAGCTCGCCGCGACCGAGGCCGCCGTTGAGGACCGTCTTCTCATCGAGAGCCTCGAGACCCGTCGGGCAGGCCTGGCGATTGATCTTCACGAAGCGGGCCTCGGCGTCCTCGAAGAAGTCGTGGCCGACAGAGGTCGGAAGTCCCACGGAGACGGCCTTCTTCATCAGGTCGACGACGGCATCGTACTTGTCACCAGAGATGAGCTCGACAGACTTCTCGAGAGCCTCGCGAAGGGCCTGCTTCCGACAGAAGTCGAGCGCCTTGTCTTTCACGTAAGCGATGTCGCCCATATCGGGAGAGGAGCGCATTCGCCCGAGATACTCGACAATCTGTTCCTTGAGCATCGCGTTGTTCTGCTCACGGAGCTCGTCCTTGATGATCGAGACCAGGAGCGAGAGGGTCGGGAAAGTCTTGTATTTCTCGTGATACTTGAAATACTTGTCAGTGAGGAACGCGAGATACCTGAGGTCGAAGTATGTCGCCTTCATCACCTCGCTCATCTGCGTCGCCCAGGGATGGTCAGTGAGAAGTCCCTGAAAGATCTTCTCTTGGAACGGTTTCCCGTATTGTTTGAAGAGGGCTTCGCCTGGATTGATCTCTGACATCTACTTCACCACCTTGAGATTGACACTTGCATTGAGATAGAGACGGTCGACGTCGAATGTCTTGATGCCCGCCTTCACTAGAGAACGGATGAGTTCGATCTTGTTGCCCTCTGGCAAGGGGGCCTCCACTGCGCTGTTCACGCGCATGACCTGGTTCCAGCTGAGATTCGAGACGTCGAGTCTCATCAGCTTCCAATTCATTCTAGCCAACGAGGCGTTATTTTTCACGCTCTCGTAGACTTTCGGAGACTTTGGAGGCGCCCCTTCGGCAATCTCGATGACGCGGTCGATGGTGATCTCTTCCTCTCCCGCGAGCTCTGGAAACCTCTTCACGAGCGTCTTCAGGCCGAGACCCTTCACACCCGGCAGGGAGTCGGAGGAGTCACCGCAGAAGCAGCGCGCCGTGACGAGGTTCTGCGGCCACACTCCCATCCTCTCCCTCACCGACTCTTTCGTGACGACCGCCTTCAGCGTGGGTGACCAG